AGTAAAAATGAGTACACTTAATACGACTACAGTTGCTACAAGACCAACAACACTAAATAACACTACGGATGTAGGTAAATCTTATTTTGAAACAGATTCTAACAAGATATTAGTTTGGGACGGTACTGCGTGGAATGAATGGAATAAGGATTTCATAGTAAGTCCTGGTGTTAATAATAACTATTCTTTACAGCTAGACGGCACAGACGATCACTTAGACTGCGGTAATAACTCTGCTTTAGATTTAACTAGTGGTTTTACTATAAACTGTTTTGTAAGACAGGACGACACGGGCATCAACACCATCATACAAAGACGGACTGGTAATAACGGTTACCAGCTCGCATTCGTAAATGGTGGCTTTGAATACAATGGTGGAACAGGCAGGAATTTCGGTGGGGGTTATACTTCTACCACAGATTGGTATATGCTGACCGTAACTCACACAGGTGGAACTAACGGAACGCTGAAGGGTTATGTAAACGGTTCTTTAGTTAATACCTTCACGGATACTTACACGAGCGTAACAACGCAGAATTTTTACATAGGAAAGAACTATGCTGGGAATGCTTTCAGCCACAACGGTTATATTGATGAAGTGGGTGTATGGTCTTCCGTTTTGAGTGCTGAAGAAATTTCAACTATATATAATACAGGCACTCCTATTGATCTAACATCAGATACCGGAGACTACGCATCATCATCTGATTTAGTAGGTTATTGGAGAATGGGAGACGGTAGCGGTGATACTAATTCAGGAGGCGTTACACCTGGTAATGGAGATACTGTAGGTACTGTTAAGAATTTAGCTAACCCAGGTACACATGACGGCACTGGTTCAGGTGGTGCTTTGTACAGTACAACCAAACCTTAATAAATTATGAGAACATATGTGATAATCGATGCTTCTGAGGTTTCTAGTGTAGACTTCAGCAAAGTTTTAAATCGCAGCCCTGACTATGTGTCCTATTCATTAGACGGTAGTAAAGCCCTTGTTAAGTTTGAAGGCGATACGCCTAGCTTTTTAATAGGTGAACCACAGTACACCCACTCCGAGATACTAAGCATCTTGAGTGGTCCTGAGTGGACTGATCCTAACGAACCTATCTGATGGCTCCTAACATCAGCGAGGATACGAATGTAAAGACCCCGCTGGCGTTTTTACTGAAGGTATTTGGCGGGACCATCTTCGTGGTCTACTCAGCGATGTTGATCTATGCACGATTAAATACCCTAGAGATGGAGATCCTACGCCTCCAACACGAGGTACAGATGAACAGCGAGTTTCGTGTAAAGTGGCCCCGTGGAGAGCTTGGTGCATTACCCGATGATGCGGAGCAAAATATGCGTCTGTTATTTCTGGAGAAGCAAACCGCCAAGCATGAGGAACTGATGGACGAAATCCGCTACGGAGTAGCACGGTGAAATGGGCGAAATACTTCTTATGTTACTTACGGGGGGCGGTAGTACGGCTATGGGAGCAATGCTCAAGGGTGGGTTCGGAATGCTATTTGAGAATCGCCGCCAAAAGCACGAGCTTGAACTTGCACGAGAAAGTCGCGCAAACGAAAATTTTCTTAAACTCCAAACTAAATTGGCTGAAGGAGGTAATAATGAGTTCCGGGATTTTTCTCGTAGAATTATTGCTTTTATGGGGATTGGCACTTTGTGTTTGTGTGTCCTGTTCTGCACCCTTTTCCCATCGGCAGAGTTCCTCTCCATCACCAACGCACATGGGGAGGGCAGAACAGAATGGCTCTTCGGCCTCATCAGCTACCCAGCCAGCCAAGACCCAATCACGCTATCGAGTGGCCACCTCGCCTATATGGGCCACACCGCCCTTATGGGCATCCTCGGATTTTATTTTGGGCCTTCGCCCAGCAGACGATAAATGAACATGATTGACCGCGTATCAGTAGCTGGAATGAGTGGTACAGCCGCCACCTTTGGCTTATCCACAATCGACTCTTTCCTGGGTATAGCGGTGGGTGCGGTCACCCTCGTTTATATGTCCATCAAGCTGTACCAAGAAATTAAGCGTAAGTAATGCCTAGCACCACTCCACTTGGCCGCCTGGATGATCCCATCCTCACCGATGGGGACAGAGGCTTTCGCGGCATCAATTCCTACCTTGAGCCAACCAGCCTGGAGGGCGGCATGGTCGAGGTATCGGAGAACATGAGACTCAATGGCGACCTTGCCGAAGTGCGCAAAGGGCTACAGTTCATGGGCGGATTTGTGAACTTCACTTACTCGGCAACTGATCGGGTATTTGCCGCAGGTCAATTTAGTGATCCCGCTACCGGGCTGGAGTTTCTAGCGGTTGCGACCAAGGATAAACTCATCCTGTGGAATGACAGCAACCACGCCGGAATCGACATTGCATATCCCGTTGGCGAGGTGGTGACCAGCGGTGATAACGCGACCATCGTCCAGGCATTGGAGAAGTTGATTATTTTTCGTGGAGTAAATAAAAAGCCGCTGGAGTGGGATGGCGACTACAGCACACCCACCGCCTTTGTGGTTAAGGAAAACCTTAGCCCCACCGCTGGCAGAATCGAATGCCCACAGGCGGAGTTTGGCGTATATCTGTCCAACCGCTTAATCGTCCCCCAGGTAAGCGACTCCAATTACACCGTCATCGCATCGGATCTTTTGGATACGGACAACTTCTATCCCGCCGACTCGCAGTTCCGTATCAATCGTGGAACCGCAGATCGTGGAGTTGTCGCGCTGCAACCATACCTCGAATCTCAGTTAATCGTGTTTTTCCGAAACTCGATCCACATGATAACGAACCTCACGGACACCACGGCATCAGTAGTCAACGAAGTGACCCGGCAGTTTGGATGTGTGGCTCGTAAAAGTGTAGCCGCCAGCGGACCACAGATTTATTTTTTAAGCGATGCAGGAGTGTTCACCCTCCAGCAAGGACTGGACGCGGCAAAGGGTGGGGGAGTGGCAATCAGCCAGGTAAGTGCCGAGGCCATACCGCTTACCCGCTCGATCCAGGATCAGTTCGCAGATGTGAACTACGGGGTGGTGGATCAATCAGTAGGCATTGTGTTCGACAACAAGTACTATCTCGCTTGCCCCACGGGAGTCTGCTCCATCGCGGGTAACAATACTCGCAAAGACTGCGAATTAGCAGGGGGCGAGTGGACTGCATCAGACGGTAATAACCGGGTATTCGTCTTCGATATACTGCAAAACACATGGACCAGCGTGGACAGTTTCCCGGACGGGTTTTTTATCGAAGACTTTGTTACCGTACTCCACAAGGTGGATGTTCCGTACTCCGGCAGTCTGAACACCGAGCAGGAAGAACTTCTCGTCACCGAAAACAACGAATTTTTTAGCTTCAGTTATGGCGAACAGCCCAACACCCGCCGCCTCCTAGCGGTAAATAATAAAGGGTGGCACTTAATCGAGGAATCGGAAACAGATATTACAGGAACCGCAGGAGTCGAAGCCACTACATCCACACCAATCAACGCCAAGCTAAGGACACGGTCCTATGCCCTCGGTAACACCGATATAAAGAAGTGGAAGCGTGGCCAGCTAGGGTGTCATGTGGAAAACGGCGATCAGTTCACCGTAAAAGTAAACACCACCGATCCCGACCGCTCCAACACCGTACACACAGAAAATTATAGCGGTGGGCAGGAGGACAAGCTCATCCGCTTCGGCACTGGTCGGGTTCGTGGCTATGCCGCTAATGTTGAATTGGAGGTGCAAAGTGGCCGCCCCAGCTTCCGCCATGTTGCCATCGAAGCATCCGAAGGTGGAGCCAATGCCAGGAGGAATTACAGTTGAATATCCTAGCCCAGGCAAAAGACTTGTACGACAAGTGCGGGATCGACATGAACCGCGACATTGCCACCTACGCGGCCCACGGGTATGTCTTCATCACCCCCAACTCATTCCTACTAGGCAAAGCGGTAAACTCGAAAAGCGATATTCACCCGCAAGACCAATGGAATGTCGAAAACCCCGATGCCTGGTATGTCAATATGGCGGTGGGTGATGTGAAAGACTTTATCAGTAAAATACCATATCCGTTACCACTTGTTGGATGGATGCGGGAGACTAAAAAACAGCCCATGCGCTGGTACGATTTAAAGAAGATTCTTCGGAGGAAATAAATTATGAGTAGCGGTTCAAGTAATAACTCAATTTTAAATATGCCCGATTATGGGCAGGGACTAGCAGAGGCACTCCAAGCACAAAGCGATGCCCTGTCAGGTGTGCTTACAGGTACACCCTTACAGCAAACTGTTGAGCAGTACGAGCGTCCCCTCCGTATGTCTGCGGCTCAGATCGACAACGATGTACTCCGTCAGACTTTGCTAGGCGGAATGGTTCCTGTTTATGAATCTGTAGCCAGTGATGATTTAGTGGAGCGTAGAGTCTCACAACCTGGAGAAGGCGGACAGACCACCCAAATTGATTACGGAGGCGGCATTAAAAAAACAGGGCCGGATGCAGGAAAAGTCATTGTTGCAGACGGAGAAGTTAATCCTTCGATCAGGAAACTTCAGGAAATAATGGCACGGTATAACACTACTGGGCAATGGGCTAAGGATATGGAAGATTGGGCGGCTACTGCCGATCTAAGCGGTATTGATACTGAAGAGGCTCTAAAATTAATAAGACAAGGAGATATAAACGGAGGGGCAGGTTTATCTTTAAGTGAAATAAATCAGAATACTGGCACAAACCCTGATGGTAGCAAACCTGACCCGATTGCTGTAGGACTGTTTAAATCAATGATGCGTGACTACACGCTCAAGGGTCGTAGACCGCCGCAAGTATACACATTTATTGATAACTACGGTAGACCCGAACAGATATTCAAAAAAAATAACGATATAGATGATGCAGATGGTGCTTATGAACAGTACAAACAAAACGGTGGTAATTTAAGCCGATCTGAATGGGGGAACCAAGACTTTGTCGTCCCTAAAGATGAGGAAACTGGTGAGTTTATATTAGAAGCAAAGCCTGGAGATGAAATACCAAGTGGCGGAGTAGCCGCACCAGCGGGGGAATTAACAGGCTATACCCGTGCGGGAACAGGCTTGGTCGATATGTTGGGCGATAGTCGCAATGCCATTGACCCGGCTACAGGACTGCCCACAAACCGCAAAGCTGGCTTCGATGCCGAAGATAACTTCCTCGGCCTCGCCGCCCTCGCAGAAGACATACAGCGGGGCAACCTATCCCGCCAGCGCGAAGCGGACCTCGCAGATGTGGAGCGACTATCGAATCGCTACCAAACAGTCATGGAGGACTATAAGCCTGGCACCACCTCCGGCATAGATGATGCCCGATCCCTCCTCGAACAACAGCGTGAAAACCTAACAGGCTTACGCGAAGCGACCCAGGCAGATGTAAATGCTGGTCTAGCCACCGCCGTTGGCGAGATGATACAAACAGGTAGCGGTGGCCCTGTAACCATACCCACAGCCTCAACTTATGGCGGGGACACCACACCCGCAACCATGACCGCCGCCACCGTGGGTGCGGCCCCCACACTCAGCGCAAATACTTCATTCACAGGCTCCACCGTAGCCGATCCAACCGCTCTTAGTGCCAGCACCTCGTACACCCCCACCGCAAATGTAAGTGGTGGAACATTTGATGCAGGCACATCCTACAAACCATCTGCCGGAGTATCAGGCGGAACATTTGATGCTGGTACATCCTACACCTCTTCCGCCGTGGCGGACCCACTATCGCTATCTGCCGCCACCAGCTATACACCGTCCGCAGGAGTAACAGGGGAAAGCTACACAGCCGCCACGGCCGCCGACCCTATGGCACTAACCGCCGCCACCAGCTATAAACCGTCCGCAGGCGTGACAGGGAGCGGGTACACCGCTACCGCTGGACTCCAAGGTGGAAACATCGGGGCAGATGTATTGCGGGATGCGCTGATGACCCAGGCGATAGCCGCCGCAGATAATGGCTTGAGTGATCGCGAGATCGCACAAATCGAGAATGCCGCTCGCGCAAGGTCAACCATGATGGGCAGAACCTTCGATCAGCAAAGCGCCATCGATGAGGCAAAGGCGATAGTCTCCCAGGATAACCGCCGCCGTATGGAAAACCGAGGATTCTCACAACAGTTCCTTGGACAGGAAGCAGACATACAGCGGTCCGATCTTGAGCGTGGATTACAGGCGAACGTCCGCAATCAAGATGCCTTGAACCGAGCCGCAGAGTTTGGTGCATCGCAGGACATGCAGGCACAACTCGCCAACCAGGCGGCAACCAACCAGGCACTACAGGCGGGTATGACCGCTGGTCTGTCGCAGGAAGCATTAGCCGCCCAGCAGGCACAAGCAAAAGCATTTGCCGATCAAGCCGCCGCCAATCGTGCATTAGAGTTTGGTGCTTCCACCTCGATGGACGCACAACGGTTAAACCAAGCCGCCACCAACCAAGCACTAAGCCAAGGCTTGTCCGCCGGACTCTCGCAAGAAGCACTAGCCGCACAACAAGCACAAGCGAAAGCACTCGCAGATGCCTCTGCCGCGAACCGCGCAAGCGAGTTTAATGTATCCTCCGGGATGCAACAACAAGCCCAATCCAACCAAGCCGCCCTGCAAGCCGCCCTGGCTAACCAGCAGGCCACCAACCAAGCCGCACAGTTTGGAGTAACCGCCGGAATGGACCAACAAGCCCAAGCGAATCAATCGGCTCTGCAAGCCGCACTCGCAAACCAAGCCGCATCGAACCAAGCCGCTCAGTATGGCGTGGGAGCAGGCTTACAGCAAGAAGCTTTAGGCGCACAACAGGCACAGGCAAAAGCGATGGCCGATGCACAATTCGCCCAACAAGCCGCCTCGCAGGGACTAGCCGCAGGGCTGGAACAAGACGCACTACGCGCCCAGCTAGGACAGCAGACAACGATGGCACAGGCTCAGATGGACCAACAGGCCGCCGCCTTCGATGCAGATGCCGCTCAACGCGCCGCCACCGTAAACCAGGCACAAGCTCAACAGGCCGCTCAGTTCGGAGTAGGCGCACAGATGGATGCGGAGCGGTTAAACGAGCAACTGCGCCAACAGGGTTTAGGTAACTACATAAACGCTGTTGGTAACCTCGCGCAAATCGAAGACAAATATACACTCGATCCATTCCAGGCATTGCTTCAACGACCAAGTGGTGGGAGCCTACAAGCTGGAGGCCAAGTATTCGGACAAGCAGGCTACGGGTTACAAAGTGGCCCACAATACCTCAACCCCGAAACAGGGCTAGGGTACATCTCACAAATGGCGGCAAACAATGCAAATATGTATGCCGCACAACTCTCTGCAGACGCAACCCGCGATGCGGGCATGATGAATATGATTGGTAATATCGCTGGCGCTGGAGTTGGAGCGGCAACCAAGTTCTGCTGGGTAGCTCGCGAAGTCTACGGACCCAC